GGATTGAGCAATTGCGGAGCTGTCATCGACGACTCCTCCACCGCGTCGGTTAAAGTTTTCTCCGCTACGGTTCATCTGCATCGCGGTAATTATTGGGCAATCTAATTCCTCCGAAAGCTTCTTGAGTTTGTCGACCTTGTCTCCTATGGCTTGGTACTCTGCCCAATTGTTTCCGACTCTTTCTCCTGTTAGTTTTATGTAGTCGTACGCAAGCACGAAAGACTCTCCTCTTTTAACATTGGCCATTTTCCATCTTCTTGCGAAGGAGCATAACTGGTCTATAGTTTTATTCCCAACTGGGTAATGGTAAAGTTCGGAATTGCCTATTTCTTTGAACGCTCCTCTAACTTTCTCTACTAGTTCCGCGTTTAGTCGCCAGTTGCCTGTCTCAAGGTGCCATAAAGATACGCCGCTTAGGGCTGATGCGATTCTAAATTTTACATCTTGAGTATCCATTTCTGTGTCAAGGATCAAGGCTTTCACCTTACTGTTCGTGGCAATTTTTCGACACAAATCCATTATGAAAGTAGATTTACCTTGGCCGGGTCTTGCAACAATAGCGTATAGATTTCCCGGGCGTAATCCACCATACATTCTGTTAAACTCTTCATAGGGGGTAGTAAACCCAGACTCTTCGCAGGGGTTTTCCCCCCTTTCTTCTATCATGGCCTCTAAGTCGTTTAGAAGTAGCTCTGGCTCTTTTTCTAAGACCTCGATTTCTTTTATGTGGTCTCCATAGAGGGAATCAACGGTGGAAACAATCTCGTCTATCTCTTTTTCCCCGTTCTCCAAGAGAAATCTTTTAATGTCATCGCATTTATGAGATAGGTTTCTTCGGACTGTTAGTTTGGCGAGCTCTTGAGCAGATTCGAATAAGCCCTTAGCATTTATAGAGGTAAACGAAATTGATTCTAAATAATCATAAATATTAATATCATCTTTAAACCCTATGCCCATAAGGTCTATTTTTTGAGCGAGGATTACTGTATCAACGCTTTCGTTTTTTATTATGGTGCTTCTTAAAACACAGAAGATGCAGTTGTGGACCTCGTGAACGAAATCGTGCTCAGAAATGTATCTCTCAATGTCTGCGAAAAGTTTGGGGTTCTTGATTAGCCCGCCTAGTACGTGTCTTTCTATCTGTATCGAATATATTGATTCCATGTTTATTATTGCCTTTCATCCCGACTCCCCCCTTGCTTGTTTCTGTCTTGTTGTTCCACTCAGTCTTGTCGTTTGTTTGCATGTATTGAGTATACATGATTTTTTAGGGGTGGCAATAAAATTTTTACATTTTTATTTTGAAGGTGCTTTCGATGAACTCCTTCGAGAGGTTTTTGATGTCGCTTTCTTCCAGTTCTATCAATTTGTACTGGTTTTTCTCAAGCCAGCACCGCTTTTCGTGATCCCTTTTTATGGAGGCAAGGTATTTAGCTCTCGAGTTTCCATGAAAAAACTTATTAAAGGAAGAATGTTGTGGGCCGTTAACTTCTATCGCGACTTTGATCGTAGCGTTTAGGATGTCTACTTTTAGTCTCGTTCCGTACACGGGGAACTCCTCGTAAACTATGTGGGCAAGCCAGTAGGGCTTGAAAAAATCTTTAACTCGTTTTTGCAGCTTTGATCTTGATTTTTTATTCCAGTGGATGAGGTACTTGGATACATTTCTGCTCTGTGTTCTTCCGTGTATATTGTATAGCCTCATTAAATTAGTTTACTGTAACTGTTTTGAAACGTCAAAAACGGCCTGTCGGGGTCGTTTGATTTTGCTTTGTTTATTGAAATGTTTCTCTCGAGTTCTGGCATGTATGATTCTTCTCCCGCCCCCGTGCCAAACTTAGTTCGTTCTCCTATTTCGTAATTTCCTATAGTGTAAAGAAGGGCGTCTGTTTCAACGTAGGTTACCTTGGAAAAAAGACGTGGTCTAAATTCGAAATCATCTCCATAGTTTCCGCTAAGATACTCGTTAGATCCTCCGGTTTTCCAGTAGTCTGCTTTGTCAATTATGTATATATTTTCATGGACAGGCCACTCGGGGTAGCTGGTTATATTTTTTTCTTTATCGCAATATGCAATGCGGAAAAAGTAGGCGTTGCCTGATTCAAGTTTTTGATTTTGTATTTTTCTGAACTCACTTTCTATTAAGAAATGGTCTATGTCTGACCTAATTACCCAGTCGGTTGTGGTTTCTTTGAAGGCTATGTTGTTAGCTTGGGGCATGTTGAACGGTATATCTATATAAATTTACATTTAATTTATGTATATAATTTTTTGCTACATCAAAGGCTTGCTCTCTGATGGAGCCATCATCTACTATTAGAAATTTAATTTTGTCCAGCAGTTCTTTATCGAAGGAGGAGTATAAATCTAGATTATATTTTAATGCTTCGTGTTGATTGTAGAACGGGAAGTAAAGCGTTATGTCTTTCATTTTCAAATAGTTGAGGCCAAGCGCCGGTTAGCTACTCCGGTCCTCCTACTGCAGAAGGCGTGCAAGCTCACACTACGCCCGACCTCAAAATTGGTGGAAGCGGCGGGAGTCGAACCCGCGTCTTTAAAGCCATCGGCTCAAATATACTACAAGCTTAGTCGGTGTTGGTACTCGCTTGGCATGTCACCGACAAACGGCCTACGCGAGTTTTGAGTTGCCTTTTATCCTAGTGCTCCTCACCCTAGTTTTTTGCTCGCTGTCGACGCCCTAGCTCCTTAACGAGCATCCAGAGTAGGACGGGGTAGGTTATTCTACCAGCAAGAGGGCTTCGTCCTCTACAAAACCGAACTTGGCGAGAATCTCGTCAGCTTCGGCCAGTGAGGGAGCCATCTCCATGTCAACATTAGTGTTGGCATTTAGTGTTTTTGATAGTTTTTTTAAGAGGCCAACCATCATCCTCTGCTTGCAATCTGGCGTAAGGATCTAAATCGAATCCGGTACGCTCCCATAAAATATGTTACACTTCATAATTAAAAAATCAATTTTTAAAACGAGACAGAAATCGAAGCCATAGGTGGACGATATATATAGCTATGACTTCTTGAGAACATCTCTAAATTTAAAAAATAAAAATTTTCCTATCTCTTTATTCTCTTCGAAATATCTTCTAAGGTTGTCTAGTCCTTGGTGCTGTTTGTCAAGGTCGAGACCCGTCCCTTCTTTAACTTCGTTAATTAACTCGTCTGATATAGTAATCCACGCACCCTTTCTTGATGCCATGTCCCATTGTAGCATCATGTCAACCACTTCGTATTCAACCCAAATGCTTTTACCGTCTTTACTGCCGTACCTGACAGGATATCTAACTAGTGTTCCTGTTTTTTCGTTAGGGCATTTTTTGAAAACAACTTTACACCAGTGCCCCAGCAGGTCTCCTTTTCCGTTGGGCTCTGTTGAGATAATATCTTTTAAGTGTCTCTCTTGGAATTCGATAATCCAATCACTGTAGTGCAGCAGCGCGTTACCTCCGGAAGCGTTGGTAACTCTTGCGTCGGTTCTTTCGTACGGATTGATTGATACTTTGCTTCTTACTTGGGACACCATATAACATATATGACCACGAACTGTAAGCCCTAGAGCCATCTTCCTAAGAAAATCTGCGCTCAATAGCGCGCCACCAGCTACCTTGTTGGCTTCTTCTGGCGGTTTTTCTAAATCATTTTTAGGAACAAGCGAGTCCATTGAGTCTATGATAAACATATATTTATATTTTTCTGGATTGTTTTTTACTAGCTCGCGCATTAAGCTAATAACTGATTCGTATACGTTGCTTTTATATACAAACCATTTTTCTTTACTTGTGTCAAGCCCTGCTCGCGCAAGCATGTCGTCATGAAGTCTTCCTTCCGCCTTAACGTAAACTACCATGGCGTTTTCCATTTTTTGGAAATTTTTAGCAAACGCTAACGCGCATGAAGTTTTTCCCCCTTCTGTTATGCCTGAAGCGCGTATGATTCCGGGGCCTATGCCTCCTCCCATTTCTATATCAAGCAAAAGGCTTCCGCTTGACACCGTGTAGGTTCTCTCCTCTTCAAAGTTATAATGATCACCCTTGTTTTGCTCAAGGTAGGACCGGATTTGTTCTAGCGGGTTTGATCCTGATTCAATTTTCTTTTTTCGGGCCATGTTTTATGAAGTTTAATAAGCTTGGTTTTGTCTTCGGTTTCATTTTAAGGTCTTTACCTACTTTGTCACCTTCTAAAGCGTACTTCTTTTCCTTTAGTTTGTCTGGTTTAAATTTACACATTTGTTTGTAGCGTGTATATTCCTGAAGGTAGAGTTCTTTATTCTCTTTAGTAAGGAAATAAGTTAATGATAATACTTGTTCGGATTTGACGGTTTTCCAAAAATTCAAGTCGGGAATCATTTTAAGCATGAACTTAGCAAGCCTGTATTCTTTTGGCCTATGACAATCCGCTGGGTATTTTAGGAACAGCGCAATAATGGTCTCATATGTTTTTCTAGCAGACACTACTAGACCATTATAAGGTTTATTTTGGAAGGATCAAGTTATTTCTTGCCCATTGAGTCGAGTTTGTGATCAATGCGGTCAAATCTGTCGATCATGCGCTCCGAAAAAACATTGAAATCGTCTTTTGAAACGAATTTTTCAGGCATTGAAAGGGCTACATCATGCAACCTTTCGGA